TTGGTTGGTTTATATATCATTTAGGAAGTGTATAATGACTTTTGTTGATGAACTTGGTCAGGGTATAACAGAAGTGTTAAGATATGGAGAACAAGTCAGGTTCAAATATTATAATCAAACTTATACTGGAGAGTATGATGATGATGTTTCATATACACAATCAGGAAATGATTATTGGTGTTCTGGTTTAGTATGTCCTATTGATAGTAAGTTAGGTGGTTATGATGCCTTACTTTTGCAACAAGGAAAAATATTATATGATGATAAGAAATTGTATGTTGCAGGGGATGTTCAGACTTCTGGATTAGGTCCAATTAAAATAGGTATGGCAGGAAGTCCAACTACAAGGCAATATGAAATATTAAATGATGGTGAAGTTGTGAGTTGGGGATTGAATGGAAGTCCAGTTTATAAAAAGATTTATATTAGATATTTGAATAATGGAAGTTTTATTGGGGAGGCATAATGATATTTAATTCTTCAAATAATAATGTAGATTTAATTCAGGAAAATAATGTTGTAGTTATGAAACATAGTTCTGATTGGGTTGGAACAAATCCAGGAAGTATAACAGGGTGTGTGGCTTACTGGGATTTTAATACAAGCGGAACTTCTACAACAGATATTATAAATAATAATGTGGGAAGTATAGTTGGTGCATTATTTGATAATGGAAGATATGAGAATGGATTAAGTTTTAATGGTAACAGCGACTATGTTTCTTTAGGAAATGTAGGGATTAATTCTCAACAAGACCATTCATTTTCTGCATGGATTTGGTTGAATGACACTTGGGCAAGTCAAGGACAAATAATTGGAGGAAGAAGGGGAGATGTGACTTCTTTAGGTGTTACATCAACAAGGACATTAGAATGTAGAGAAGATGATGAAGTATTAACAGGTCTTGTAGTTATTCCTACAAAACAATGGATTCATGTCATATACACATTTAAATATAATGGTTTGGGAGCAACAAACTGCACTCAAATTTGCTATATAAATGGTAGTTTAGATAAAACAAGGATAAGTTCAAATTATCAAGATGTGTGGTCTGTTTCAAATACGTGGATAGGTTGGGAATCAAGGTTTAACTTTTATTTTAATGGAAAGATAGATGAAGTTGGAATTTATAATAAAGTATTAACTAACTTAGAAATCCAACAAATTTACAACAATGGTTATCCAAAATTCAAAACACTACAAACAGCAGGAAATATAACCATAAATAATTTAAATAACAATAACTTAATTATAAAGGAGGTAAATTGAAATGGAAGTATTCAAAATTAAAAAGAATGATACAAATCCAGCATTAGCAGTAACTTTGCAGTATAATGATGGAACTGCAGTTGATTTGACAAATGGAAGTGTTTGGTTTGTAATGGGCAATAAAGATTATTCAGTATATACAAGTGGGTTGTCAGTGATTACAGGAAGCACAGCTGGAACAGTAGAGTATAGATGGTTGGGAAGCCCAGATACACAAGTACCTGGAATATATTGGGGAGAGTTTGAAATGATATGGACAGGAAGTAAAATGACATTACCAAGTGACCATTCACTACAAATACAAGTATACGAGGACTATAATTAAAATGGAAAGAGAAATTGATAATCATAAGAAAGGTGATTTAGGAAAATTACTTTGTGATAATTTAGTTTGTTGTGAAAGAGGAGAATATGGAAAATGTTATTTAGAGTTGTATAAAGATTGTTCTGTATATAAAGCACATAAAATTATTATTCAGATAGAAAGAAATTTAACAGACAGAACATCATGACAATACAAATAGAAATAAAAGGAATTGAAGAAGTGAAAGATTTTCTTAAAAATGCAAATGTAGAGAAACTTCAGAAAGCACAAGAAGGATTAAATCAAGCTGGGTTGTTTATTGCAGGAGAAGTTGTTGAAAGTATTGCTGGACATAGAGCAGAAACAAGAAGTGTAGATACAGGAAGATTTATGGGAAGTATTAGAAGTGTAGATATTGCTCCTTTAATTAAGGCAATTGAAACTAATGTAGAATATGCGAAGTTCTTGGAATATGGAACATCAAAACTTATGCCAAGAATGCATTTTAGGAATACTCTTACAAGAGAGCAAAGTAAGGTTATTGATTATTTGAAGGAAAAGGTTAAATAGACTGTAAAATACCTCAAATTACTTGTTTAGAGGGAGTATGAGAAGGGATTATTGATTTGATTAATAAAATTATACCCTAAAATTTTCTATCTCAAGTTTATAAACCTTATGGTGATAATTTCTTTATTACAGGTTATAAACCTATTTTAGATTTTGAAATTTCATACAAAATTGGTTATAACCCCTCTAAACAAGTATTTTAAATAAAAATTATTTAAAGTACAAACAATTTATTATAATGAGAATAAGGACAAAGTTCAAGGATGATTTATTCTCATTAAAGAACAGGAGGAACTTAAAATGATAACATGTAATATATGTAGACAACATGATAAGTTAGTTGAAGATATGCAACCACAATTTAGATATGTATGTAAAGAATGTTGGAAAAGGATTGATATTTATTTGACAGACTTATTTGGGAAAGCACAAGTAATAGATAAAGATTTGATTTACTAAATCATTTCTTTTTTTTTTTGTAAAATTTCTAACATTATATAATTTAAAAACCATTATTTAAATATTACATTCAATTTAATTCTTTAAGATACAAGCGAGTATCTATTAAACTCAAGCGAGAGAAGATGACAATAACAAGTGTGAATAGTTCTACATTTATAGCAGATGTAATAATTTTAATTAGAGATAAACTAATAAACAATATCACTGACCCAATAGTTTCTTCAAGGACAGGAAATGATAAATTTGTTCTTACAGAATATCCAAGAAGACATGTTTCATATCCTATCATTACTATTACCGATACAGGCACAAGGCAAGAAAGAAGATTAGGAATGCAGAGCGAGGAAACATCATTAAGGATTGGAGTTGAAATAAGGATATGGGCAAGGAATGTAAAAGAGAGAGATGAATTGTTTGATGCTGTATATGATTATTTAAGACAACAGCAATTTGGAACAAGTAGTTTAACATTAGCAAACCTTCACGATTTTACTATGGATAGTGTTGTGAATGTTAGCGAGGAAAATGTGAAGAGTAAAGTGATGACAATTAAATTCTTATTTTTAACAGTTTGAAAGGAGGTATAGAAATAAAAAATGAAGTATTTAAGTGACCAAAACAAGACAACACTTGTTCACGAAAGTGGAACATATGGAGCAGGTAGTGGAGTTGAATGGTGGATTGGATTAGTCCAATCACATGAACCAAATGAAGCTATGAATGTTATTCCAATAAGATATCAAGGAAGTGCAGATAGAAATGTAGATGATTTTGTAGATGGTAATATGGACTACACAGGAACATTAACTTTCTTTCCACAGGATTTAAGATTGTTAGGATTTGCAATTGGAAGTATAGCAGAGACAGCAACAGTTGGCAGTCACACAATCACAGAAACAAATTCAAATCAGAGTTGTTATAATGTTACAAATCAATCGTTGCCTTCATTCCAAATAAAAGATTGGAAGGTAAACACAGTTGCAGGAAGTAATTTTGTAAGAACTTATGGAGGATGTTTAGTTGATAGTTTTACATTATCAGCAACACAAGGAGAAGTAGTTAGTTGTGAAGTTGGATATGTTGCTCAAAATGCAACATTTTCAAGTGGAGCAAGTTTGGGTATCAGTGGAGTGCAGACATACAGACCATACATCTTTAGTGATGTTCAGTTGTTTATTCCATCAGGAGCATTAAATGTTTTAGATAATTTGACAGACATAACATTTACTGTAAATAACAATATTGAACCAGCACATTTCCTTACAGGAAGTAGACAGATAAAAGAAGGTCTTCCATTAAATAGGGATTATGAAGTAACAGCTACTGCAGTGACAGATAGTGTTAATGCAAAAACTTTATATGACCAATATTATGTAGGTGGAAGTCAGTTTAATGCAATGTTGAAGTTAAGTGCAACAACAACAGGAAGTGCTTATATAATAATGAGTGGTTGTAAGATGA